TTCCCCGCCGCGACCGCCTCGTGCGCCCCGAGGTTCTCGACCCTCATCTCCTTGAGCTGCTGGAAGTCGCATTCCATGTCAGCGGAAAGCTCCGCGCACACGGCGATCTGATGCCACCCCACCCCGCCCCCGTCGAAGTCGGAGTAGAGCCCGAGCACATGCGGAGTCGCTGCCGTGTTGAGGGCGATCTGCCCCACCACGGGAGACGCCGGCCACCCGGCCCCGGAGAAGCTCGACTGGAGGGTGTCCGTCCTGACATCCAGGATCGTGAAGACCGCCGTCACTGAGCCGGTCGTCTGGTCGATGTCCGCGTAGGTCTGTGCCATGAGCTATGTCCCCGCTGCAATCCAGTAGACGTTTCCAGTGAAGACCTCGGTGCCGTCGTTGTCGTAGACGCGGACCGTGGCCGTGGTGGTGGTGGTCGAGACGACGCGCACGAAGAACCCTGCCGTGTCCGAGTTACAGGTCACCTTGGGCGAGTCGATGAACGTCTCCGCGAAGGTGATGAAGGTCGGGCCGGCGGATGCGACTACCGCCTCAATCCCCTCGTCCTTCAGGTTCCGCTTCTTCTCATTGATCTGGAGCTTGCTGATCTTGATCCGGCGAAAGCGGTTCCAACTCCGGAGGCGGATGCGGAAGGTGATGTACTGGCAGTGGTAGAAGCCGGGGATGAACCGTTGCCATGAGCCGGAGTCGAGCTTGATCTCCCGGACCACCTCAAGCGCCCGCTCGTCTGCCCCGGCGATGCAGTCCCCGACCTGGATGCGGCTCGTCTCGTCCACCCAATCGGTGTCCACGTCGGCATCCTCGTTAAGCTGAGGCGGGAGGTTGCAGTCCCCGGCCATCCGCGCGGAGAAGTCCGTGTCGGCCACCACCTCGACGGTCATGTCGAGTTCGATCCGGACGTTGCGCGTAGACCCGAGATCCTGTTTCGCGGTTTCGTAGATTGCCTCGTGCTTCCCCATCGGGAGCCATGTCGCAAGGTTGGCCATCCCCGTGGCAGTGTTCGCCGGGTCGCCCCATGCGGTCATGATGAGATCGGAGCCGGAGACCTCGGAGTCTGTCTTCGTCCCGGTGAACCCTCCGCCGTCCTCATCCATGGTCGCCCCGGCGACGAAGCCTTGGAGCGCCTGAATGGTGAGGGCGAAGGTGTCCTCCGTGCCACGCTTCCCGTACTTGTCGAAGACCGCGACCCGGTAGGTTGTCGCCCCGCTCGTCTCCCACTTCGTCCGGCACTCGTTCGTCTTCGGCTTGAGGACCAGTTGCCCGAGCGCCCAGGATGAGCCGACCCGGACCTCGTAGTGGTCGAAGTCCTCCGACTTCTCGGAGCAGTCATCCCACTCGATGTCAATGAACTCTTCGTCCTGCACGGCGGTGAGGTTCGTCGCGGTGGGCGGCTTCTCTGCATTGCCGATCGGGGTGACCTTCTGGATGTCCCAATACTTGACGGGCGCCACGTTGCCATCGCCGTCCACGACCGCCGCAGCGATCTCGTAGACCACTCCCACGCGCAGATCCTTGACGACGTGGGTGTACCCGGTGTAGACGCCGAGCTTCTCCCACGCCCCGCCGCCCGAGCGGACGTAGAGGGCCATGCCGCCGATCTTCCCGGTGCCGCCCGTGGGCCGGTTCCATGTCGCCGTGTAGTCCATGTTCACCACGGTCATGAGGGCACCATCCCGGACCGGGCGGTCATGGTGAGCCCGATGTTCTTCCACCCGGTGAGGCTGGTCCGCATGGTGGTGGCTGATGCGGCGACCGTGGTAGATGCCGCCGGGGTGTTGACGCCGGAGGGCGGGGAGTAGGCTGCCGGTACGCTCTGCCAATGGCGGGAATAGCGGGAAGCGGCGTACTCCCGGACCAGGAGCTTCACGTTCAAGTCGAAGTCCACCCCGACCCGGATCACGCGGAAGTCCTTGCCCGGCGTCTCTTCGTCGAGGATCTCGGCGCGAACCGTCACCACGTCCCCGGCTTCGAGCAGGAGCGCGTCGGGGGTGGCGTCGAACTCCACGACGTACTGCTCTGTCTCGCTCGCCTTGAGGACGTCGTGCGCTCTGAGGACGGCCTGCCGCCGCCGTGTGACGCCGTACAGGTTGATCGACACCTTGCGCCGGTCGTCGGCCCGGGACGTCGGCACCACGAGCAGGGCGCGTCTCTCGTAGTCCCGGTCGGCGTCGTTGAACAGGGCTTCGATTTCGGTGGGCGCTTTCGCCCGACTCTCGAGCGTGGCCGTGAGGGTGTCGTGCAGCTCGTTCGCGCTGGAGCCGGAGAAGTACATCGTCTTCACCGAGTCCGCGGCCATGTCGATGAAGACGCCCCACCGTCGCCCCTGCAGCACCGGGACGCCCCAATGCGGGAAGGCCAGGTCTTTGATCTGCTGGAGAGGGGCCCGGGCCCGGTCGAGCACCACGTCGAGCTGGCACCGGACGATGCTCTCGCCATCCTCGGCGGTGATCATCTCGTCGCACCAGTCGGCCCAGGTGATCCAGTCGGCGGTGATGAGCCGGGCTTCCGCTTCCCCGGCCCCGTAGCGCGTGTGAGTGATCAGGTCGGCCAGGCACCAGGCCGGGTTCTGCGTCCACTCGGTGACGCCAGTATCGAGGTTCTTCACCTCCCGGCCCTTCATCCGCACCTTGATATTCGGGAGGCTGCCCTGCACCCGCTCGCTTGCCACGGCGTGCAGGATGATGTAGGCGGTGCCCGGGTAGCTCAGGACCTCTTCCTGGACCTCGGTCACCGATTGAAACCAAGCCTTGTCCCGGTTCCGGTCGTTGACATCGGCCCGGACCTTGTTCTTGCGCGTGAGCTGGACCTCGTAGCGCGAGCGGTCGAAGGCTTCAAGCTTCGCCTTGCTCACGATGCCGCTCTTCCACCCGGCCTTGAGCACCCGCTTGAGGCTGACCTCCATGTGGATCGGGTTGATGGTCTTTCCCTTGAGTTCGAACTCGTAGCCGTCCTCAGCGGGGAGGGGAAGGTTGATCCAAGCCGTGTCGCCGTACTGCCGGTAGTCGATCGTGTACTGCACCTCCAGCCGGTTCAGGGCCTCCGAGCGCCCGTGAAAGTGGATGAGCCCGTTGAGGCAGGCCACCGTCACGACCACATCGTCCACGGGAACATCGGTGGTATGCGTGACCGCCGTGTCCTCGTCCATGTACTTGGCGACGGAGTAGGTGTTCTTCACCTCGTTCGCGCTGAGCACCGGGGCTTGGTTGATCTCCCCCCGCCGGAAGTCCAGCTCCACGCTCGGGAAGTTCTGCGCTTCCCCGCTCCACGCCACGGCCTGCCCCGCAGTCGGCGGAGTGGCGAGGGTCACGCTCACCCACCCATCGACGTTGACGAGCTTCTTCACCTCCCGGTCCGCGTACCAGTAGGTGTAGCTCGCGTTGACCGTGTAGCCCACCGGGATCCCGGAGGAGAAGACGATCTTAAAGGTGCGTTCATTGACACCCTCGACGCGGTAGGTGAGCCCGATCTGAGCGACCCCGGGAGCGCGATTGTAGTTGAGGAAGACCTCGACCGAGTCCACGTCGATGATGGAGCGATCGCCTTCCTTCGCCTCAAACGTGCTCGCCAGGGTCGAGCCCTTCACGGTGTGGCCGGTCCCGACCCGGTGGTAGGTCCGCGAGCCCGTGGAGACGCGCGACTTCTGCGCCCCGCCGATGTATATCTTGATCGTCTCCATGCGCGGGTACTGCTTCGTCAATCGGAACTTCGTCTCGGTCCCGTCCCCGGTCCCGCACAGGTCTTCGTCAACGATCTCCCAAAGCTCCTCGTCGTTGATGTAGATCTGCTCAATGGCGTCCTCGGGGATCGGCCCTTCGCCGAGGATGCACATCATGGTGATGGCTTGATCCTCCGCGCCCATCGCGGCACCGCTCTCCCACGCGCCCTTGTCGTCAACCGGCGTGAGGTAAGCCTGAGCGATGACCGGGGCGACCATGATCTTCCCGTAGGGCACCGGGATAGGGGTGTCTCCGAGGATCTCGTTTCGGTACTGGCTGAAGGCAAAGTGCGTCCCGTAGTCCTTCGGGTCCGGCGGCTTGGGCGGATCGAGGGCCACGGCGACAGAGCCGGAGAGCATCATCACCGTGCCGATGACCTTCAGGATGTCGAGTCCGGGGATGAAGCCGAGGGCGGTGATCACCATCCCGCCGAGGGTGCCGCCCATCCCTGCTTGCCGGAGGCCCCCCATCAGAACACCTCGATCCCGCGTTGCGGCGAGCCGATGAACCCGCCGAACCGCTTGGGGACTGTCTTGGCGAAGTGCTTGGTGCAGCCGTTCCGCCCGCCGTAGGTGAAGTCACAGGAGGCGATCCCGCCGGCGGTCACGTATCCGCACTCGGCGCCGCGATACTTGAAGGGACAGTAGTAGTTCTGCGCCACCCGCCCGGGCACCTGCACGCCCCGGAGGATGTTCGACGCCTGCAGGTTGATCTGCGCGCCCTCGGCATCCCACGAGTAGGAGTCGATCTCGAACTCGGTCTCTACCACGGCGGTGGAGTCGGCGAGATCATCGGTCATGACGACTCGGAGGATGACCACGGTGCCGCGAAGATCGGAAGCGTCGAGGATGTCCCGGATGGCCCGGTCGATGTTCTGGATCTTAAGCCGGACCGCAGGGGCCTTCCCTTCGAGCCCCTCGCTGACTTGATCGAAGGTGCCTGAGTTCGCCGAGTAGGTGATCGAGTTGAAGGTGATGTCTGTCGAGTAAAGCGCATAGCGGTAGGTCGTGCTCGCCTGGATCTCGACCAGCCACGCGAGAGGAAGCTGATCCCCCGCGATGGTGGTTTGGAAGTCTGACGAGGGCGACCTCATACCAGATGGCTCCCCGGGTAGTCCTGCCGCCATGTCAGGTTCTTGCAGTACATCGCCGAGCCCGCGTCGGTGTCGCCCAGGCTCCGCGGCGTGTAGAGGGCCCGGTCCTGGTTGAACCGGCACGGGTAGTACCGCTCATATGTCGCGGTCACGGCGTCGAGGTTGG